TCATTCCATTGTTTCTTATTCACTGTTGTCCTATCCATTGCTCAAGGGTTTGTACTACCCATGCCTGGTCAATGCTTGCATTGCGTCGCTTGACAATAACGTACGCTGGTGGTGTCGGAGTAATACCCCGTGCCTTTGCGTAGTTCTCTGCTTCAGCTACCGCTTCACGCCAGAACCCAGGCAAGTCCAGCTTTGCTGTTGCCTTGAGTTCCAACACATAAGGTTGGCCAGATACAAAGCAAACAATGTCACCCTCATCAGCCTTACCTGCTAGGCGTAGCCGTTCAGCAGTTACACCTTTGGTACGTAGCCACTTAAGTACACCTGTCTCAAACTGTGAGCCACGTGCCTTAGCCGCAGCTTGCTTACTCCTGGCCATCATCCCAACCTTCAAACATTTCATCCCAACATTTAGGGTGAGTGCCACTAATTATTTGCTCACGAATTGGTGCTATCAAATCAGGAAAAGCATCTTGAGCATTGGCTCCATTAAGATACCTATCCATGTCGTGTTCCCAAATGGTTAGCATCCCACCTTTCTTGCAGTGCGGGCAATCTTTAGTTACATAAACTTTGTAGCTCACGATAATCCTCTCCAGTATTCTGCATTGTTACCACCTTGACGGTCATTGTATAGCGTCATGCGTGAAGCATCAGCATACAACACCGTGAAGTTAGCACCACTTGCTGAGTTCTTAGCAAAGCGATTCTTAACACACGCTATGCGGTACTCATTAGTGTCATGGTCCATTGCTACAGTAAGGATCATCTCAGGTAACTGACTGATCTTACCTTGGATAGACTTGCGTGATGGAGGTAGCTCTGGTCTACCCTCACCCTCGGACGTATGGTGCAACAGGAATACTGCAGCTTCTGTTTGTCTGGCCACGTGGTGCATAGCCTTGGCTATGTCACGCATACCAGTCCACTCGTTGTCATGTAGTGCAGCTACGTTCATCAAGTTGTCAATGATAATCAGGTGTGGGTATTCCCCGAACGCTTCACCGTACGCCTGGATAGACAGGTCAATGTCATCCAAGGTAGGTGATGGATCAAAGCTGAACTGTAAGTTCTTCAATGTCTCCAGTTCGTCCTGGTAGAACTCATACCCATTGCCACTGTTAAATGATTCTTCAACACTGGATACCTGGTTACCTGTGATAACTGCGGCAGCTCGGATTGCTGTGGTATAGGCATCTGTATCAGCACTGACGTACAATGTTGGTACATCTGACTTAACCGCATAGAACAAAGCAAGCAGTGACTTACCACTATTGGGTTGACCTGCAATCATAGTGACCTGTCCCCTACGGAACCTGACACCATCATTAGCCAACGCAGGGAATAGATCAGGAAGTAATTGAGCTCCACTCTTTTGCTTGTTCGCTGCTTGAGCGAGAGTCAACATCGTCTAATCCTCTCTTGCGTTGGTGTAATACTATTTGCTGTACCCGCGACGGAGTAACGTCAAGTAGATCACTGAGGTCTTCATAAGTAAAACCCCAGTGATCTTTTAACTTGAGCACTATTTCAAACGACGCAGGGTGTACCTTAGTTCCCTTGCGTACGGTCATGGACTATCGGACCCACTGTGGATCACACTTGTCAGCCGCACCCTTTGCCGCTGAACACATCCAGGCTTTCCAGTCCTTGCCGTTCTTGCTACCAGTCTTCCATTCCATTGCGCCGTGACGACACATTGGTGCAGATGGTGCAGCTGATGAAGCATCCTGAACTGGTTGCTGTACTGGTGCTGGTGCCTGCACTGGAGCAGCTTGCTGTGATGCAGGTGCTAGTGGGATGTGCTGGGCAATGGTCTGACCTGTAGCCAGGGCCTGCTCAACGGATGTGATTACTGCAACTAGGTCACCCATGTCATTGAGTGCGCTAATGAACTCTTCTGTACTACTGGCGTACACGTTGTACAGTGCACCCGATGCTGTCTTAAAGTTGGCTTGGAACTTAGTGCTTTCTGGTGCGCTCATTACTTAGCTTCTTTCTTTGTGGTTTTTCTAACTACTGGTTGTTTAGGTGTTGCCTTTGCAAGACGTGAACGAAGTGATGCGTTCTCTAGTCTTAGGATGTATAGCTCGTCTTGTAGAATCTGGATTTTCTTTTTACTGTTACTAAACATTTGTTTCCTTTGGGTGTGCGATTAGTGCTAATGGATCTACGGCATCCTTGAAGTCTCCGCCGTATGCGTAGCAAAAGTCTTTCACTGAGCAATAGCTACACATCATGCTCAAGTTTGGTAAGAAGATCTTGTTCTCTACTGCAAACTCGAACTGCCTAAACAGTTCAGTAAACAGTGGGTATGTCCAGTTGTTAAAGCCTTCGGCTGGTAACAGCATGACATTGCGTGCGTCGTAATAATAGCCCTGACTTGGGCGTATGCCAAACTGCTTCTCGATACTGCAGGCATACAGCGCTAGCTGCATTGCATTGGTTGGCATGTTTGCACCAGTCTTAAAGTCAATGACTACAAGTTCACCATCAGGGGTAACAGCAACAAGGTCAACGAAAGCCTTGATACGTACGTCACCGTAGTCAATGTTGAGTTGTAGTTCAATAGCCTTGATACCTTCAGGTGTTTCCCATACCTGCCAGCCTGACTGCTCCCAGAAGTCAATGAAGTTACCGACCATCTCTGGTCCCTTTTCAGCCCACCAGTCACCGTTCTCTTTGTTAGGCCAAGCCTTGCTGGTTCTACCAGATGCTTTCCAATCAACAGGGTTAGTGCCATACTTCTCTTGCTCGGCACCAATGCTTTCATTGAAAGCTTGCTCCCATAATAGTTTGATGTTAAGCATCAGGTAGTTCCCCCTTGAGGTAACGCTCTACTGCTAGGTGGAAGGCTGACCCTCCGACAAAGTACCACGCTGTATCAGTGGGTACCTTCAGCTCCCGTTCAAGTTGCCATGACTTACCGCACTTGACCCAGGATGTAAATGACGAGAAGGATCTATGTCCTATCGTTGTTTCTTTTATTATTCCCATGCCACACACTGTACACCCAGCCAGTGCACAATGCAAACTGGCTTGGTAACGCCGTGATTTGACAGGTTCCTTGAGGGTGTGAGTATAATACGAGCGACAGCGAGTAAACAGGTAGGGTGGTTACACCACCCAACAGGGCCATGGTTGGTAAACCCCTTAGTCCTGCCCCAGGAACGACAAAAGAGGGCCACCTGATACCGAAGTACCAAGTGACCCTCAAGTCTCTTGCTATTGCATGTCTAACGGAACTGGCTCTCCTGGTTGCCACCATTTGAACTGACGGTTGGATGAGCTGCATCCACTACCACCTATGATCTTGTACTGGACTGTCATAGGGTAAGTGCTCTTGGTTTCCCAAACTAATGTACCTTGCCATACCTTTATACCCTTGGGCCAAGCCCAAGTATTAGTTCCAGTGGTGTCAAGTTTACCGTTAGGTAATTCCCTGGCGTACCGCATCTTTATGTACCGTGGTCTTTTCTCACACTGTACGTGTAGTTGCGATAACCATAGCGCTCGCTCTCCGTTTAAGCTAAACGAATTGCCACCTTCAAATGGTACGTTGGTCCACTTTCCAGTCTTTAGGGATACCGTGCTCGTATCTTTCTTTAACTTGCTGTTGCCAGCATCAGCTTGAGATGCCGATAACGTAAGAACTAGAGCAATACTTAAAGATATCCCTATTGTCTTGCGAAACAATTACGCCTCGATGATTGCTTTTGGATCTAGGCCTCCGCCTTTGACCCAGCCTGGGCCCTTCTGAAGTTCCATGTGTAAGTGTGGACCTGTGACATTTCCGTCTTTACCGCACTTACCGATAACGTCGCCAGTCTTAAGTTCCTGGCCAACCTTGCAGCTATGTGAAGCTAGGTGAGCGAACAGTAGGTGTCCACCCTTTACCTTTACAAGCACTGAGTTCTGACCGAAGGCTGCGCCCCAGCACTGGCCAACTTTTACTACCTTGCCATCAACAGGAGCAACAACAACTGCGCCTACTGGTGCTGCGTAGTCTACTCCTTCGTGGCGGCCAGAGGACCAGCGATCGCCCTTGACTCCGAACGGTGTCGTGACCTTGTACTTTGGATCTTTCATTGGTGAAGCCATTAGTCTTCATCCTCTTCTCTTAGTGGTATTGTTACTAGCCATACAAGAAAGCAAGATATTGCTATGATTCCTGTAACCTTTTTGGCACTGCCGTCTAACGTAAAGTAAGCTATGGCAAGACCGCATAAGGTGTATATTTCTGCTGTGATTTCTTTCAAGTATTTCTTTAGCCTGTTAAACAATTACTTGAGTCTCCTGATCTGGGCTAATTGGCTTACGATAACGGCAGCAACTACGACACCCTGAGATTCCTCTCGTTCTTCAGGTGTCATGTCACTACCTATAGCCATGATTGACTCCGCAGCCTGCGCCAACTGTACGACTCCAGGCACGTTTTCTAGGTAGGTTGGTACTTGGATATCAACCTGGGCTAAAAACGTCTCTACGTCGCTTACAGGGGCAGGAACAGCCATTGTAGGCTGTGGTTCTGGGGTTATTTCTGGGGCTAATTCTTCTACTGTAGGACTAGGGGAAGGGGTAGGCTCAACCTCTGGTGTTGGGGTAGGGGTTGGCTCTACGGGTACTGGTATCACTACCTCTTGAGTGGGGGTAGGTTCAGCTACAATTTCAGTAGGGGTAGGACTTGGTTCTACTGTAGGTTCTGGGGATGGTGATTCACTTTGAGTAGGTTCAGGTATTGGCGTTGGCTCTGGGTCCAAGCTTGGTACGATGCTTGGGACTGGTTCAGGGCTTGGCGTAGGTAGCACTGGCGGTTCCGTGAATGATGGTGGAGCAGGTGCTGGTGGTACCTCTACGGGTACACCACCATTAACATCAAAGGCAGCTTCCATAGGTACAACAGGTTGACCCTGCTCAAACCTAATGCCACGCCTTACGTTGTTAGGTAGCCACCCAAAGGTAACTATCTCTCCATGCCAACCACCATCAGATGCACGATTGATTACCAACCTGATCTGAGTTAGTTCACCTGTTGATTGAGGGAATGGTCTAACACTCCACTCAGCACAAAAGGTATTCTCTGTCGAACCAAACGATAGGTATGCACCTTCACCGAAACTTACCCAGTCATATCCTGCAACGGACACCGATGGTGTCTGAGGATAATCCCAGTACGTACCATCAGGTCTGCCAAAGGTTAGTGTTCCGTTAGTTGACACATACACATTGCTGTATTCTGTGGCACCTAGCGAAAGGGTAAATGGTAGGTTAGCTGCAAATGCAGAGTCATCATCACCACGGTATGTATAGGTATTACACACCACGTTGGCACTTGCTGGTGAGGACACCATGAACATACTTATTACAAATAAAACAATCCCTAAGCGGAATAGTTTATTCAATTACTTTTTGGAACCTTTTTCGTAGGATGCAAAGATCTCGTCTACTTCTTCGTTAGTTAGCTTGCCATCTTCTAGGTACGCACGGCATAACTTTTCAACGATAACTGCACAAGCACCGATACCAGCCATAGCTGCAGACTTCCATACCTCAACACCGAGGATAGAACCAGCACCAATAACACCGAGGCAAGCAACCGCAAAGGCTGCCACTATCTTCTTGCCGATCTCTAACATTTATTCTCCACTCTCTTTTACATGTTGTCTAAACTCACCCTTGAGTTCAGATACTTCTTTAGTAACTCCATCGAGTTTCTTATCCATACTGTTTATGTCGTATGAAATACGATTAACTGCTTCACGCAGGCCACCGCCATTAGGTCCAAACTGGGATTCAATACGTTCAAGTCTTACTTCCAAAATGTTTGAGCGAGCTGCACTGTTTGCCTGGTGTATGTCTATCTTGCGCCAGATCTTCCATAATGCAAACAACACGCCCCCTACGATAGATGCTATTTGTGCGACACTTGCCCAGTATTGAACACCCATTAGGTTGTCCGAATCATTACGTAAATAATTCCACCAAAACCCTGGAACCTACGGTCAGGTGGAGAGATGCGATCAAAGGTAATCTTTTCAATAAGACCTTCAACTTGCTCACCGCTAGTAAAGTCCTGAATCGTAATGGTGTTACCATCGGACTCAATGTTTTCTAGTGCGTTTAGACGTGCCCAAGCACGGCCATCCCAACCAACCATGATGTTGTTACGGTCTTGCTCAAAGTCGTAACACAATAAAGGTACTGAGATACTGCGGGTTCTCTTGTTTGCAGGTAGTGCTTTAACCTGGTAACCAACAATACCGCCACCCTTACTGGTATCAACGGAGCTACGGTTAAGGGTAAACCTAAATGCCAGTTGCTCTTGCGGTGTTGTGATGTTAGTTGTAAAGTCTTGGTCTGCTGAAGCTGCGCTACCTACGGTAATGATGCTTGATATGTCACCATCTTTAGCAATGGTTGAAATAGCAACCGTTCCCTCAAATGGGGAAGCAATGCGAACCTTGATTAACTTAAAGTGCTTCTTCTCCATGGTATTGTAACGAATAGCACCAGTGTCTAAGTAACCCTGCGCTGTCAGTTGAGTAGGGTGCTGGAAGTACAGACCACTACCTTCAACCACAAAAGCAAGGCGATTAGTTTCACCTATAAAAGCCACGTTGTTACAGTTACCAGTTGCTGTTGAAACAAGGTCATTGGCCCATGGGTACAAGCCATCACTGTTAGGTGCAGATAAATCAATGCGAATTAAGCCAGACTTACCGTCAATGTCCTGGGTTACGGTTGCGTAAGCAAAGCGATCCTGGAAAGCAAAGCCAGTAATGTGGTCGTTAGATTCCTGATTGTAGGTTAGACCGCCGTAGGCTACGTTACCTGCGGTATCTATTAAACCTACGCGCACACCCTTATTAGTTCCGATAAGCATGTACTTACCAAGGTATGTTCCAAGGCTAGTTACGTGCTCTTCATCTGGAAAGTCAGCTGCTGTTACAGCGGATGCCAACGTAGGTAAACCACCGTCTGCATCCAGGCTTATCTTGTAAATAGCGGAAGATGTACCTGCAAAACCCGAAGCATAGATTGCGGTTGGACCTTCAACAATAGAGGTCCATGTCCAGTTGTTATTTGGATGTGTATAGATAGCACTTGGTAAAGTTGGAGGACTACCTCCCACTAGTTCATAAAGTGATGCGCCAATGCCAGCAAACAGACGTTGCTTAACCCAGCCCATAGATACCTTGGCTGTGCCAGTATTCCATGCAATAGCTCCAGTGCCTACGCCAGTTAATAAACCTTTGTAGATACCAGTGCTATTTGCTGCGTAATAGTTTGTGCCATCTTGGGTCAAAGAAACTATGTCAGATCCTGAACCACCATAAGTTACGGTAGTTACCGAACCAGTAGCGCCAGTAGGGGCAACGCGCTTAAGCGCTGATCCATCAGATACAAATACGCAAGACACATTGTTGCCATCAATACCACCAACAAGCTGGCTCTCGCCAGACACGGCTAGTACATTAACTACATCTGGCAACAAGGTTGCCTCGCCTGGAGTCCATACATCTACACCGTTTGATTTGTTGAATCGGTAGATAACATCTTCACCCTGCAATGGCTCAAGGTAATTAATACCTGCGCCTAAATGCCAAGAAGACTGGGACCGTAGCCACCAGCCTTCAAAGGTCTGCTCACCTGGTTGTTGGGTGAGGTCTAACTGCTGTCGTTTATAGGATGCAGTCTCTCTGTGGTACGGGTATTTATCCGAAGCACCCAGGAAGAATGGTTGACCACCAATAGCTACGTCATACACATTGTTTTGATTTGTGTACAGAATAGAAGTCTGAGGTGGTCTACCTATGGGATTGACTGGATCTTCTGTAATGCTGTATTCAGCCATGTCAGTCCTTAGTGCTTGATGATGAAGTTAATAACAGTGGATGGCTGTGTATTGTTGTGTGCGTCAATAGCATTAGCAGGATCAACATTGTTTACTGTAATTCCTGGGTCAGACATTGTTGTAACAAGTTGCGAGTTTTGTATATACTCTCCACCGCCACGTGCAAAGGTGGTGATTTGTCCAAATCCTCCACCGTATGCCTTATCAGAAGTTGAGTAAACTTCAGTGGCATGGTTGTGTTCTGGTTGGTCTGCAGTGTGATTGTGTTGACGAAGACCAGATTGGTTTGCAGTAAGTGTTACTGTTTCAGCATCAGATATCTTTGCACCAAGAGTACGGGTAGAAGGTAAGTTGGCATCGCCAGCAACATTACGACCCTGGCCAGCACCCATAGGTACACGACCACGTAGGTCAGGCAAGTTAAATGTAGTGCTTCCATCTCCAGCACCATATGCAGTTCCAATTACCGTAAACAATGAACCGTAAGTTGTTCTGCTAATAGCTTGGCCTTGACATAATGTCCAGCCAGTAGGGGCATCAGCTGCAACCCACATAGTTACAGCGCCAACTGGAGTATTATTTGTAATTGTAGTATTGGCTGTATTTATTTGAGTTTGAATAGCAGAAGTAACGCCATCTAAGTAACCAACTTCGGTAGCGCTAATGGTTGTACTATTTGCTGTAATTGCGGAAGCATTAGTTCCAAGAGCAATAGTTCCAGATGTAGCCGTAGTAGTGCCAGTTATAGTTGCATCACTAATAGCTGGTGAAGTTATGGTCTTATTGGTTAGGGTCTGGGTTCCTGTAGTTGTAACCGCAGCAACACCAGCTTGCTGGAGTGTGGTTGGGTTAACAGTTCCACCAGTTATGGTTTTGTTAGTTAGAGTTTGTGTGTCTGTTGTACCAACAAAGCTACCTGTAATGCCATGAGTGCCAGCCTCGGAAGCAATGTGAGCCTGGGATTCAGTCATGTCACGTGCAGAGATTACGTGCTTTACTGGTTCACCTGCAGCGTGTGCTTGATCGTTTGTACCATCTACGCCACGGCCAGCAATGTTAGCGCCACCAGCAACAGTAGTACCTACGGTAAGCACGTTACTTGATGCACCAATAATGGTGACAAGCTCTTCGTTACTTAGGTCATAGCCAAGGGCAAGTGTGTATGGGTATGAGGTTGGAAAGCCAGCCGTTGAATTAACCTCAAGGGTTAAATCAGAACTTGAGATTGAAAACTTTAATGTTGTATCAACGGCAACTGATGAATAATAACGATTTACTGCTGGCATGGTTTACCTATCGGGTGTAGTGAACGCGGACTGGGAAGTATTCTTGCTGACGACGTACCTCAACACTTAAGCGATCTCTGTATTGAGCAAAGAGGTAACGAGAAACCTGAGCACCAGCACCTGATGGGTTAGACTGGTCAATAGCGTCAGCTTCAACGGACATACCTGTAACACGTGCTTGATCTAGGTAAGCAGCTACGCGGTATGAAGCACCAAGGATAATAACTTCCTCGGCAGAATCAGGTAGACCTGAGTCTAGAAAGTCATCTGAGTTAAGTACAAGTTTAGTTGGCTTCTTTGAGTAGACCACGTTTACTGTACGTCCAGGAACAATGCCGTCATAGACGGATAGTGTTTTACCTGTGTTAAATGTTTGTGGGTTTGCGGTCTTGTCAATGCGCCAACGACGTACTGGTAACCATTCCTTTGTAGGACCTACGGTCTGCCAGGATACAGCAAGTACATCTAGTGCATCTGAAGGTAGCTGGTAAGTAGAGCGTGTGGCTACAAATGGGAACGTGGTGTAGAACGTACCAAATAGATCAGGATATACACCAGCAATAGCATTGTTAAGTGCTTTCTTAACTACGACACGTGGGTACGCAGGGCTGATAACAACGCGAGCACCAACGGAGTGTGGTGCTACCACTGAGTTACGGAAGCCACGACCAGACGGTGCAATGTAGGCAATACCATTAGCGCGGTCAAAGCGGTCAACCCATACAAGCTCATCATCAATTTCTATAAGACCACGAGATAGTACCGTGCCATCTTGTACTGTGAACTGTAGGTCTGCTTCAACCATGGCAACCGTTAGGAATGTTGCTTGGTCCTGGCGCTGAGTGTAGCCAGCCACGTTGATGAGAACCTCATCTACCATATCTCCAAAGTTCATGCTGTGATCCTTGCTGCGGCTTCGTTAACGCCAAGACCAGAAGTCCCAGCTAGTTTGTTTAATGCGCCTTGAGTAGCAAGACCAGATGTACCAGCCTTGTTATTCAAAGCACCTTGAAGGGCAAGGCCAGTGGTTCCAGCCCAAATGTTTGCAGCACCCTGAGCGTCATAGCGCGGTACATCAAAAGCGTTCAATGTTCCAGCCAAACGGTTTAGGTGGTATTGCATTGTGCGACCATCACCAGCAGCCATAATTACTTACCCTTCTTTTTAGACTTATTATTATTTAGAACCGCCAACGCCTTCGTAACCGCCACCTGGTTTGTCAGGCTTGCCAGTTAACTTGTCGTTGATCTTTCCAATTTGATTTCCATTACACTTACATTCAGCACACATTACAGTCCAACTTCCTTCATAGTGCTTGCGGTTGCTTTATCTATTGTCTTTGCGGCTGGCATAGTACCTGCGTCATACGCTCTACCCAAAGTTTCACTAGCCTTTTCAGCCTCGATGATCTGACCCATGCGAGTACCTGCTGGCTGTATGCCCTGTGCTCTAGCGTTAGCGTAAGCATCTAGCTCACCGTTCCACTTGGCATTGGACATTGCCTTGCCACTGGCTGCATCGCCAGCGTTCATTTGGATGTTAGAAGCACGTAAGCAATCACCCCATGTGGCGTGATCCTGTGTGCGACAACCTGTTCTACATGCCATTAGTATGTCCCTTCAGCATGAATTGGTAATTATCAATGAGTCGTTTATCCGTAGGGTTTCCCTCTACTGCTAGCCGTCCCCATTTTTTAGCCGAACCCTTTTTACTTAGGTTCCAGGAAGATATAGCTAAAAGATCATATGCTCGCCACTTGTAGATTGAACTGTCAATCAAGTAATGAGTATCCATTTTAAGTTTGTTTACTTTATTAGCCGCATCAAAACATTCTTGCCAGCGTTTCTGTGTATACAGGAAGTGGGCTAAAGCAAACCATGCTTCCATCTGGTCTGGGGCTAGTTCAGTTCCCTTGAGGAACCAATCGTATGCCTCATCGTGTCTGCCTAGTTCGACAAGACTATCGCCAGCACCGCGACAAGCGGCAGCAAGCTCAACAGGCCAGCCACCTTCCACTCGCTTATCAGAGAAGAGTCTTTCTGTTTCATGGACTGCGTTCTCCCATTGCTTGTGAAAGTAGTATTCTCGGATAAGGTAAAATCTAATGCGGGAATCTGATGGATCCTCAGCAGCTCCCATTTGCAGTAAGTGCAGGTACTGTGACCTTGGCTTACTATCATCTGGCTTATGTTGCACCATGGTCTCTATGACTACATCTTGCTCTTGCCGTGGTGGATAAGCCATTGTCACTTCGTGACACGGTTTAACCCAGCGGTATCCCTGCCTGGCATGAACCCTATTGTTATTCATCCATTGCTGGCCAGTATCCCATGCAACCCATGCACGTTCCGTGCCTGGAACCCAAGCATCCCTGATCTTGTCAAAGAAGTCTGGGTCTGGAATCTCGTCCATGTCCAAGGAGACACACACATCCACGTCAGCAGGCACTAGGGCTAGGGCTGCATTACGGGCATCATCAAAGCGAAAAGGGCTTACGTTGATCTCGTAGGTCTCTATGCGGTATTGGTTGAGCAGTTGTACTGTGTTGTCTGTTGACCCAGTATCTGCTACAATTCTTACATCAGCACCCGCTGTGGCCTTGGCCCAGCGAGCTACGTGCTTTGCCTCATTGAGGGCAATGGCGTACACTGCTATCTTTACCATGCCCAGATTGTATCATACTATGGGCGAAGTGACGATTTGTTTATAGCTACACCTTTACAGCAGTCTGCGTATGATTCACAGTCCTGAGTTGAGCATCCTGTTCTACAAGCCATTATATTTCTTCTGCTTCATTACCTAGCGCTACCCACGCTAGATATTTTTGGTAATCTGTGTTTGCTTCATCGTATGGAATTGATGTGCTAATTCCATCTTCTCTGTCAATTATTAAAGATTCTCCAAATGGAAATTTAATTATTTTATACATTATAACTCCGCACTGAATCCGACTTTTGTTGTTGCTGCATTTGCTCTTATCCAACAAGCATGACCCGCAGTACCAGAGACACTGGCTGACACCTCAACTATAGAATCAGTAGTACCGCCAGCAATAATTGAAATAGTTGCAAAACCAATTGCGCTAGAATTTGCATATTTTGTAAACGCATTAGTGGCGTTAGTAATGTCTGCTGTTGGAGCAGCCCGCATTTTTGTTTGCAAAGTTATTGTGCCATAGATACTTGCTGCATCATACTGAACAAGATTGAATAATCCAGTTTGATTTTTGAATCCATACACTTGGTAATATCTTTGACACAGCGATAGTTCTGTACCAACAGGTCTGCGCTCAACTGGTGTTGGTATTGAGCCTAATTCTATTTGAACACCTGTAACAGATAAAGTTCCAGTGTAGTTAAAACTACTAGGGTATCCATATAAAGAGGCTGGTGTGTAGTTAGAACCAAGAACTCTAACAAAATTAAATCCTAAACTAGAGTTAGCATCGTTTATTGTTTTTCCGACTACGGACGGAACTGTATATTGCACAGAGTATCTTTGCCAAGATGTAGTAATAGCGTGAGAAGAACCTGTAGTTCCTTGAGAACTATTTAGATAAATACCTGATGAACCGCCAGTCCCAAAGTTTTGCAACATTCTAGTTCCAATAGTTCCAGCAACAGAACCTTTGGCATAAAAAGAAACTGTTACAGTTTGCCCAGCAAAAGTTTTTACATCTTCAATGGATTGTCCGAAGTAAAAGTAACCAGTGCTTGCATTGTTTGTACCACTTAAAGACGCATACCATCCGATGCTCTCTGGTAATCCTGACTCTGCAATGTTTGCTGTTCTGGTGACAGAAGGTGATGTAATGCCACCTTGAATTAAATTCCAACGGTCAAATGTGTATGAGCCATCAACTGTGTAACTAGACTCGTTGCGTTGGTTAATACTAAATCCACCATTGATAATGGCATTGCGAAAACCACTGATAGGGGTAGTGGTCATGTTGGCGTAGTTAGATAGATCAGCTGTGGACTGCGCTATGTCAATCCAGTTAGTGCCGTCATAGACAAATGCTTTCTTAGCCAACTGGAATCACATCCTCTATCTGGATACTGCAAGGACCACATACTACGTAAGGTGAATCTGCTACTGCGCTAACACGAATAGTTATCTCTGAGTTCTCGCACCCTGCGCTATGGCAGGTTACATCAAACTCTGCAAAAGTTACGTCATCCATTATTATCCTGCTCCCGATGTAGATGTCATTTGAATTGCTGTCCAATAAGTAGTGTCGTTGCTTCCATTAGCAGTTTGCCAACTAAAATTAGTTGCTGTAACAGAATTTATATTTGGATGAACATTTGAATAATTAGAAAGATTTAACATAGGAACCTGAGTAAATCTTCCAGATGGAAAAGTAATTACGGTTGCACCTGCACCACCATAGACAATTCCGCTAGCCATACGAAATGGAATACCTGCTGAACCAGGTGTAGCACTTGCAAGGTCTCTCGCTCTAGTCATTATGCTGCCTCATATGTAACGGTCCAAGAAAAGAAATCATTAGCACCCCAAGTAAACGGAAAGTTAGTTCCCATTGAACCAAAGTTTGAAGTTGTGTTTGTAAGTTGAAACGCACCCAATCCACTTGCTTGAACAACAAAAGTTCCACCAATAGTTGCTACACCTGAATCGGTATAAGCAACAGAACCAATCTGTTGTCCACGTTTTTGAGGAACTGGAATACTTACGTTGACAAAGTTAGTTCCAACAGAACTTGTAGTACCAAGAGTTACGCTTCCAGTGTAAGTAACTGTTTTACCCTGTTGAGTATAAAAACAAGAAACGGTTGCATTTCCAGGAGTAAATGAACTCCAAGTAGGAGTAAATGGAATCCAAGCACCAGAAGGAAAATTAACTTGTGAAGCAAACCGAGCATCACTCTGAGTCTGTGTGTAAACATCAGCAACGGTACGAGCAACTGCGCTAAAGATTTCAACAACATCATTGGCTACCAGCGCTGTAAGTCCAGTAACTGTAGTGCCAGTAGTTGCGGTGTAGTCACCACCACGCACTTGCAATACACCGTTGATGTATAACTGTTCGTATCCTGGAGTGTAAGCAAGCGGTAGAGATGAATCATCATTGCCTGACAAGGAAGTTTCTCCGCCTGCCATAGTTTTGCGCCAACGCAAGAACTGTGATGAGTCAATGCTTGGTACGTCTACGTCTGACTCAATCCAGATCGCACCAGTAGCTGCACCTGTAGGAGCTGTTGCTTGGTAGTAAAAAGGATTGACTACCGCTTCTTGCCCAATGGCAACCCATTCAGTGCCACTCCAAATAAATCCTGGTCTAGTTGTTGGCATTATTTAATCCTGTTCTACAAGCCATTATAGTTCCGCACTAACTGTCCAGTGACCAAAGGTATATACAGGAACCCAAGCCGCTCCAGTTCCACCGTACATTGAAAATGAATGTTGTCCTGTTGTAAGTACCACTGGAACAAATCCAGATGTTAGTCCAGAGCGAGAAAAGTCCCAAGCATTTGCTCCTCCACTAATGTTCCAAAATAAAATAGTTGGTGGGGCAATACGTTTTTGTACAGCAAACTGAACATTTACAATAGCGTTATTAACGCTATCTGAGATAGTGCCAATTCTGTAACTTCCAGTATTAGTTGCTGTTGCTGGTGCAGTTTCAAGGTCATAAGACTTTTCGTAATACCTCTGACATAGCGCTAGTTCTGTACCGACTGGTCTTTGTTCAAACGGAGTAGCAACTGTACCTTGTTCTAATTGCACATTCTGTAGAGTTCTGGTTCCACCACTAGCAGTAAATTCAACTTCTACGTTTGCTGTTCCGTCAAGAGTTACGGTAATCGGAGATGCAGCGTAAGAAGGTGGTGTTGCCCCAGTGTTGTAAACACGACCAGTAGCAGTACCAGTCCATGAAAGAATATAAGTTCCTGCAACAATGTTTTCACGTTCAATAATCTGTTCTATGGAACCACCGCTATTGATGGTTACCATTTGTCCTTGTGGTGCGCTAGTGAAAGTAAGCGTTGTATTGGTAAAGGTAGATTTCCAACGGTCAAAGCCATAAGAGCCTGAGGCAAGATTAGAACCACTGGTGTAGCCACGCTGGTTAATCTGAAAGTTTCCGTTAATAATCTCATTGCGAAAACCGCTACGTGAACCAGATAGCGGAGTGTATAAAGCGGTGGCATCAGCCTTGAGCAAGTAATCATTCTGATTCAGTACACCAGCAACAGCATCGCTATCTACCCATACGTCACCAGTCTGCGGTGAGCTTGGGGCAGATGCTTGGTATACAGCGCCAGCAATAGTTCCCCATGTGGTGTTGTAGTCAGTGCCATCAACTTTCTTTAACACTTGGTTAGCTGTACCACCAGTAGCAACTCCAGGGCCTACTGCACCAGTTGGACCCGTTGCGCCAGTTGGACCAGTTGGTCCAGCTACGGTACTGTCAGCACCAGTGGCACCAGTCGGTCCAGTGATTCCCTGTATACCTTGGATGCCCTGGATGCCTTGAATACCTTGAGCGCCAGTGGCCCCAGTAGGACCAGTAGGTCCTTGCACTCCAGTAGGACCAGTAGGTCCTGTTGCGCCAATAGGTCCAGTTGGACCAGGTACGGTGGAATCTGCGCCAGTAGGTCCAGTAGCACCAGTAGGACCCGTTGGTCCAACAATTCCAGCGGTAATAATAGCAACAATTATTTGGTGGTTGTTGGAAAAGTTTGTAGTTCCAGTTCCTCCAGAAGCTGTAAGTGTTACTGGAATTTCTACGTATCCAGTTTGAAGCGTTGGAGTCGCTGATACTGTCCACTTTTGATAGTTGTCAGAAAGACTTGCATCCTGAATGACGATAATGTCATTTGTTTTAATTAAAGCTAGGAAAATGTCAACGTCAACGCCATCTTGGTTAATGTGATTGATGTTGATTTGAGTTGCAGAAACCTGAGTTGCGTTATTCCAAATAACGTGACCAGTTGTAGGATTCCCAGAAGTAATTGTAGTTTTAGCGCGGTAGTCGTAGTAGTTTGCAGATCCACCATCAGCGCCTTGTGGACCTGTAGCGCCAGTAGGTCCAGGAACCGTAGAGTCTGCTCCCGTAGCACCTGTAGGACCAGTAGGTCCTGTTGGCCCTGTATTACCAGTAGGACCTGTAGCACCCGTGGCACCTGTTGCACCAGTAACACCTTGTATTCCTTGAATACCCTGTGGTCCAGTTACACCAATGACACCTTGAATACCCTGAACACCCTGTGGACCCGTAGGTCCTGTACTACCTGTAGCTCCCGTAGCACCAGTATCGCCTGTGGCTCCCGTTGGTCCAGTTACGCCAGTAGCACCTGTACTGCCAGTAGGCCCTGTAACGCCTTGTATGCCCTGTGAGCCAGTCGCACCAGTAGCTCCTGTACTTCCAGTAGGGCCAGTGCTTCCAGTGGCTCCTGTGGCCCCTGTAGGGCCTGTAATGCCCTGTATACCTTGGGCACCTGTAGGACCAGTTGGGCCTACGGAACCTTGAATACCTTGAGGGCCGATGACACCAAGCTCGATGGTGACGGTCTCCATGTAGGTAACGTCCATAGTGGTACGTTCAACAGGGATCTCAACAACCGAGATTGCGTCATCTAGTGAATAGGTATCAATGCTCATTACTGGGTTACCTCAGCAATTATGGCAAAGCCACCAGTTAAAAGTTTAGTTACGATACCACCAGGGGATGTGACCTCAAGGTCGTAGACATAGTTGCCTGGTGGAAGTGGAGCTGTCTCAGCGGCAGTAAGAGTAAGGGTAAACTTACCGTCAGTAGTGCCAGTAACGATACGGCCATTGGCAGTAGAAAGCTCTACAATAACAGAGGCAGAATTAACATCTTGGCGTACCTGCATGTCTGCGGAATAGCCAGTTACGTTTACGTAAGTGTTGTTAATTTTCCAGGCAGGAGCAGTGCTGAATGTGTCGCCCTGATAGATGCGAAAGTTGAAACGACCAGGTTGCACTATTCCTCCGTAATGTTTGGACCGTAGCCACCTGCAATTAGGCTGGTACGTTCCGCGTCTGTAATCTGATATTTGTGTCCACCTTGGTAGAACCGAACTGCAGCTTCAAGTTCCTCGATACCAGGGGAGCGAAAGTGTGAGTAGGATCCGTCGCTGTTAAGTAGGACGGTATCTGCTCGGTTAAGGCGGTAACGCCAAAACAAGCGTGAAGAACCAGCAGGACCCTCTTCAACTGTAGGTGGAATGAAGTAGTAAGTCACTGCTGTCCTTTCAAAAGTTATGAGGGTGGTGCGGCCCCTGCCCGTTATATGACAGGGACCACACCGTGTCGCTTAAATTAAGCGTTGTTGATGCTTGATGTGGATTCGATACGGTAAAGCGCAGCTTCACGGTAACGCTTCCAACCAAGTACGCCGTACCATCCGATTGGACGGAAGCGCATTAGCTTGTCAACAACTGGGCCAATGATTACATGTGGCTCTTCTGCAACTGCTTCTGCAAGTGCTTGCTGACCTGCAACGATGGTGCGGAACACGCGAGTGCTTGTTGCGCCATCTGTTGCGTTGTATAGACGTGGTGATTCAACGAACATTGCACCTTCGTATGTACCGATAGATCCTGGCCATAGGTTGCCTGCACCTGAATCGTTGTATACGTGGGCTTCGCGCCATCCACCTGCACCAGTCTCAGCACGAAGATCGTGTGAAACTTCTGGGTGAATACCACACCAGTATAGTTCGCCCATACGTGGGACAGCCTTGCCAGCACGAAGCTTGGCAACTGCCTTACGTACGTCAGCGGACTTAAGGGTGTTGGTTGTACCAATGTAGGCAGTGCCAGTTGCGGCAGTACCTGTTGAGTTAGCTGAGTAGATTACGTTAGTTCCACCGCGTAGTTCGGTAAGAGCTAGTTCATCTAGTGAGTCAGCCATGTTGAACGCAATGATGTTAGCAATAGCTGGATCAACATCGGAAAGCGAGAATAGTTCAAGCTTACGAGTTGCAAGTGCTGCGTTACCATATTCGTTCAGTGTTACTGATACAGATGTGGTGTTGCCAAGAGCAACTGCATCTGGATCTGTGGTTTCGGTCAATGGGCTGGTAGCCTTAGCCATGTCGCTGTAAAGCTGGAACACGACTGAGGAACCTGGCATTGCCTGTTGCGCTGGGCGCTTGTCTGCTACGTCGCGAATCAATGGGATTGCGCGAAGTGCAAACTCAACATAACGGTCATAGGCGGCTTGGACCAAACTGGTACCAAGCGAACCCGTGCCTGTGTCGGTAAATGCGTTAGGCATTTATTTCCCTCCTTAGGGATTTTAGGGGTTTTGTAGTTGCTGTTAACGACCTGTGGACATACCAAAGATCAGTTGATCCAGCTCTTCCTTACTGTTAGTTGCTGCGAGACGAGCACCTAAGTCCTCTTCACGACTTGAACTTGCAGCAGTAGAAGTGGATTCCTGAATACGGCGAGCCGATTCTGGAGCCACAATGTCGTCTGATTGCCCATTGGATTGATACCCAAATACATCTGAGTATTCGTCAAGCCATAAGGCAACCTTTTCGGGTGTATCCGCATCTGCTGGAATGAACGCAGCAATCTTTGGATTAACGCCCTTGGTTTCCAGAACGTCCTTTACGGTTCGTGAACGCGATTCTGATCGCAAAGAATTAAGTTCATCTCGGAGCTGCTTTGATTCACGTTCAGCTTTTTTCAAAGCCTTGCGTAGGTTTGCAGGACCGCTTTCTTCTTCGGTATCGAAGTCGTCGTCGTCATCGTAATCGTTGTACTGGTTGGCCATAGCAGCCACTCCCTTTCGTTTTTTTAGGTTAGTCGCGAACCACAACGCAAGCAGGGGAACCTGTGTTGGCTTTCACTATCGGGCTTATTTACACGCACATGGGCCGACCGATCCGTGCGGAGTGGATGTGTGCGGAATCGAACCGCGTCCCGTATCTGTCCGTCATGCGGATTTAGATTCGGTCTTGCCTGTCACACCCTTGGGACTAGAACTGTCCCGACTTACTTGACTTCAATGAACCAGCGGCTACGCCAGACTGTCCACTAAAAGTTGCTGTTTCCATCTGTCCAAGTTTCTGACGCTTGCGCTTTGCAGACTCAAGACCAGAGAAGACCTCTTGCTCTGCCGTTGCCTGGTCGTAAGTTTGACCATAAACCTGACCAAGCTTTGAAGCAGTTGGTAGCATCCCAGCAATAGCGCTGTAGCCTTGATCTGCAGTGTAGCCAGTAGCAGGTCCACGATCTGCAAACTGTTCGCCAACTCTGGTAGCTTGCAAACCCTGTCTAACAGCGGCAGTTCCAAACTCAACAGCCTTGGCTTGCTTTTCAATTAGAGGTCGGGCACGTTCTGCGTCTAACATAAACGCGGTCATCATGCCTTCATCTATTCCGTATATGTCCCTAAGTGCTTGTGTGTATGCAGGATCTGTATTGTTTACAGCGCGAGCTGCTGCATCTGCACGTAGTTTAATCTCAGCAGCAGATGTATCCTGGCCAATGAATCCAGCAAAGTCATCTGAGCTATCATAAAAACCCGCAGGAAGTCCAGCGTCTTTAAGTGTGGCTCGGTAGGCTGTTTCAAGAGACAAGTACTCACTTGGGCTAAGTGGCTTTAAGCCATTCTTCACGCGAGTTTCATTAGCAGAAAATCTTTGCTGATAAACAGTTGTGGTAGGTAACAAATCGGTAACGATCTGGGTTGGTGTGTAAACCGATTGCCATTGAGTAACCTGCGGTAGCAGTTCATTGATCTGTGCGTCGCTAAACCCAAGGTCTTTAAGAGTGCGAGTAAATACATCGCGGGCATCCATTGGTGGTGCTACTGGTTCAGCCATTACATCTTTCCAAACTGTCGGGCAATTTCAG